TTGACAAGACCAGACCTAACGATATCATCAAGACCAAATTCTACCAAGGAAAACTCTTCCATGTTCTGTAAGATACGTTGGAAGTCAATGATGCCTGTACGCTCACTGATCTTTTGCAAGTCAGTCTGTGCAGCATCACCACAGAAGATGATCTTACTATCTTGTCCAACACGAGTGATGATTGAATCAAGTTCATGGAAGTTCAAGTTCTGACACTCATCAATGATTAGAATCGCATCATCAAATGTTGTACCACGAATGAATGAGGTACTCCAGAATGATATAGTTTCTTGTGCCTTTAGATTACCATACAACATTTCAAAGTCTGCATCAGTAGGCATCTCAAACATATACTTTACCATATTCTTGTATGGTATCTGATATAGTGCCGATTTGTCCTCGTGATCCCCTGGCAGGAACCCAATCTCTCTTGTGGATACTAGAGACCTAAAGATGTATATTTTTTTGTAAGGTGTAGTTTCATCCAGTACATCTTGTAGTGCTAGATACAGACTAATAAAGGTCTTACCAGTACCAGCAGCACCATATGCAAAGATGTTTTGGCCTTTCTTATAACTTTCAAATAACTTCTCTTGGTTATCTGTCAATGCATCAATGTCAATCAAGAAATCATTGTTGATTGGTTTCTTTCTTTTCATTTGTTTTGAAGTATATCCTACGCCTATCGGTTCAATCGTTTTCTTTTTTCTTGGCATGTTTAGTAGTTATTGAATTTACGAACAGTGGAGCCTGGTTGTTTGGAAGCTCGGTCTAGAACCTCATTCCATCCACCATCTAGTTTGTTTCTCCAATCTCCGACTTCTGTTGGTATTGCACAACCAGCTTGCCAATCTTTGTCCCAATCTGGATTTTCTTTTCTCCACTCATCATATTTTATCATACTCATGGATAATTCTTTTGTTTCACCAGTTTTCAAATTAATAACAGGATATGTAGGCATATGTGTTTAAGTTTTGTAAAGTTATTTAGACCCATTCTAGGGCTTCAGATACAGTAGGGAACTGTTCGGTAAACACCTTACGACATGCTTCTGCAATGTCCATGTGTTCCTTCTGTGTTCCGTGTGCAGATCTTAGATTGATGTAATGTACCCAAGAACGACATGAACCTGTCATGTAAAGTCTTGTGGGTGTACACAATGGTAGAACCATTCTTGCACATTCTTTTGCTACACCATACTCAATCATTTGATTATACAATGATTCCGAAGAACTGAAAAGAGTGATCATCTGAGCCTCCAACTTTTGTCGTATGAAAGGATCTAGATCATCAATACTATTCTGACGATTCTTCTTATCTTGTCTACGAAGGTCTGGTAATTTAATCTTACCTAACTCATTACTCTGTGCATACCTTTGAGAGAACTCTTGGAATGTAAATGAACGGTGTCTTAGTATCTGTGCTGCAATTGCACGAGTTGTCTCTATCTCTAGAGTCAAAAAGGCTTGTTCAAAGACTGACCAGTGTTGATGTTTAATACAATACTTAAGTAGTCCAGAATAATCATCGTTATCTTGATTGTTTGGATTTGAAACTCTGGCGATATACGCCATGTTCTTTTCAGCGTCAGGCGTTACTTGTACTAGTTTTACTGTCATTCTGTTTTAAACGTTTTTTAATAATTCTTGCATAAGTAACCTCTGCTTGAGTGTAGTACTCAGGTCTTAATTTGGCAATCTTTATTAGTTTCTTAGCGGCTTTCTTATCGTTCAATGTCATTTTCTTTTACCATACGCTAGTATTTATTACTAGTGATAATAGAGTTTAAAGAAGTCGATAAGGCCTTCCGTATTTAGATTACCTCTGGTTATCCATTCATCAGCACACTCATAGAGGGCACCATTGTTTGAATTTGTGGCAACATTCTTGAGAAGAACGGATAGAACTTCTATCCTAAAATTAAATTCAGTCCGATCCATCATCATACATTTCATCATAGTCAAGTGGGGCAGAAGAAAACGCCTGCTCGTTTTTGTAAGCATCAACATCTGAATAAACTTCAGATTCTAATTCATCAACTACCTCTTTAAGAGCCATCAGTAAAACTTTTAGTTTTCCTTTGTTCATGTTGATTACTTTTTGAGCTAATTATAATACAAAAAAAGAGGGGTGTAAACCCCTCCTTCTTTTAACTCTTGTATAAGAGTCGTGCTTCAGCGTAGATGATCGTTAGAAATACTACGCTTGCAGCGAGAATTTCTACCGTGACCAGCATTACACACCTCCAGCTACTTTCTTAGTAACTTTAAGACCACGATACATTAGTTCGTGTCTTTGTTTCTGTGCAGCTTCGGCGAGTACTTTTGCGTTGTACTCTTCGGTGTCATACTGGACACCTCTGTATGTGACTTGTGCCATTTGGGTTCTCCTAAAGTAATTGGACTTTTAGATCCGTTCCTTCAGTCGGCTTTTGCGTCCTCTTGCGAGGATGAACGAATTCCGTTCCGAGTCGGCTTACTTGCGTCCCTTTCGGGATGAACGTATGTTAGAATTCTAACACATTCACATTATATAGGCAAGTAATTACGTATCTTCTGTTACAGAATTAGGGTTTTCCCCATACTTGTCAACTAATTTATCAATAAAAGTCTTTTTTCCACTTAATTTGGCGATTTCATACATGGAAGACTTCATATACCTTTTCATTTTTTTATATTTCTTTACGACTTTCTTCATCTCACTCATATCAATTGTGTAGTTTTTCAAGTCTTGTTGAGGATCATTAATGTCAGGCACTAGTATCTCCTCCTCTCACTCTTCTCTTTTTCTTTGTTGGTGATTTAACAGCTACGTTCCATGAAGTGGGATTGACAGTTCCAGATGTCCAATCCATTCTTTGAATTACATTCTTACCAAATGCATCATAGTAAGAATCAAACACCGCAACTCTGGTTCCCATCACAATGTCACTCCATTGTTTCTCTTCATTCTTGCATGAAATCAACCATGATGTGGTAGGCAAAGTTTTATCCTTTGCGGCTTCTACCCCACATCCATTACAAATTACAGTGACACCATTTTCTTTCATGCCATTGACTTGATTCTCAGTTAGAACCTTTGTGGTCATGATCTACCACCCCAGTGAATGTCTGGATAGGCCTCAGCTATAGTATCTTTAGTTAACTTATACTTATCTTTCAGTTTCTTATCTTTCGTTAGACAAATCAGTTCTGCTTCCTCAGCATGAAGTCTCTCTAGAAGTTGAATAAACATATTCTCTCTTCTTAGATTAGGTAGAGGATCATTACCACCTTTTACATAGTGATATAGATTCTTGTACTCTGAGGTCAACTGATTGTGATCTGTGCCCTTTGGTGCCTCATTGGGACTATAAGGTACGTCTCCCTCTGGAAGCATACTCTTTACACTCTCATCATAGTTCCATATCAATACAGCACGAATCGCAGGGGAATCGTACTCCTTTAATATTTCAATCTTTTTAACTTTAGATCTTGCCTTTGATACAGCATCAAGAACTTCACTGATCAATGGGTTGGGTGGCAATTTCGTTTTAGTCGCAGCCATAATTAATCTTCTTCCTCCAAGTAATAATCATTTTCATCGAGTACGACACGAACAGCTGTGAGTTCGGTCTGGATCAAGTTTCCTTCTTGATCATACATCTCTGGATGAGATGCAATTTGAGCATTTTTAAGAACAGTGTATTCGCTCCACTTTTCGCAGGCGAACCATCCGACAATGATACCTAATAGTGTACCACCAATGGCAAACAATGCCGAATAAACAATAGTTACTTCTAACATGTTCTAATTAGATCTGTTTTATTTAGTAAGTTTTTTGCGATTCTTTGATCCTTTTCTTCTGCCTGGTCTCTTATCATTTTGATACTTCCATGCATCAGTAAGTATTTTGTTTAGATAATCTCTTATCTTTCTTGCGGTAGGTTTTCCAAGATAGCCATAAGCTTCTCGGATCTGTTTGTGATCGGAATCATTTCCTCCCTCTAGATATAAATTCAACTCATCAATAGTGGTCTGAATGTTCTTTGCAGTTATACTATCAACGAACTCATCTACGACTGGCCTCTTGACTTGGTTTGATCGTAGATAACGATACATATCAAAAGTATATACTTTACTTACAAAAACATTATCAAGCACTTGTTCAACGATGTCAAATAAATCTACTTGTGTTTTCTTCATCAGATAATTTTGTTTTCTCTTAGATATCTTATTGTGTCAGTACA